GTTCTCGGTAGGCGTTAACTCAGCACATGGATTGCGGCGCAACAACGAAGACAAGCGCAAGGCTGTGATGACAATCCTAGACGATGTTGAATGGGCAGAGTGGAGCGACATTACTATTGCCAAAAAGTGTCAAGTCACAGGAGCGTTTGTTGGGCGTGTACGCAAGACATTAAACCTTGAATCAACGGCAAGAAAATACATCAACCAACATGGTCAAGTGGTTGCGATTGATACAACCAACCGTGGCAGACCGGTAGCAGAAACGTTGCCACCAGAAGTGATGCCGGTATACGATGAAGACGATATTGAAAACGATCATCACGTTCAAGAATTATCAGACGCCAACGTAGAATTAGCAGAAGAAAACACGCTACTCAAGGATCGTCTAGCTGTAGCCGCATTTGAAGCCACGCCAGAAGAAAAGGTACAACTATCGGAAACGATGGAACAACTCCGCGCTACCATCAAGACACAAGAAGCAGAGATTATGGCGCTCAAGTCATCGCGAGATACCCTGCAACAAAAGAATGCCGATATGCTGAAAATGTTGGCATACTGGAAAAAACAAGCAAGCCAAGCAGCATAAACAAACCGAAGTCCGGCGGTATCCGGTCAGGAGAATTGATATGGCATTAGTGTTGCGCGAGCATCAGGTAGAGGCATTAGAGCGGGTTAAGCAAGGATTTGAGGCAGGACATACTAGACAGTTGTTATACGCGCCTACGGGGGCGGGAAAGACCGAAATGGCGATTGCCATGATGGACGAATACGCCAAGGGCTATCAACGTAGCGCAATGGTCATGGATCGCATCGTACTGGTCGAGCAAACCAGTCTGCGATTAGGCAAATACAGAATTGACCATGGCGTATTGCAAGCGGGGCATTGGCGGTATCAACCGTCTCAACGCATACAGATTTGCTCAATACAAACATTGGCAAAGCGCAAGAAGATGGATCCGCCAGAACTCCTGTTTTACGATGAATGCCATGTGAATTACCAGTCCGTCATTGAGTACATCAAAGAAAACCCAAGCATCAAAGTTGTAGGACTAAGTGCTACGCCTTTTACCAAAGGACTAGCAAACCTATACACCAACGTTGTGAGCGCAATCCCTACAGAAAAACTTATTGAAAAAGGCTTTCTGTGTCCGCTCAAAGTCTACATTGCCAAAGAGATTGACATGACTGGGGCAAAGAAGGTTGCTGGCGAATGGTCGGCGGCTGATACCACAAGCCGTGGCATGCAGATTACTGGGGACATAGTGGCAGAGTGGGTCAAGAAGACCCATGAAGTATTCGGCGCACCAAGAAAGACCGTGGTGTTCTGTTCGGGGGTCGAGCATGGCAAAGACCTAGCCAAACAGTTTGCCGCAGCGGGGTATAACTTTGTATCTATCTCATACAAAGAAGATGATGAATTCAAACGCCTAACCATTGAAGACTTCTCTAAGCCAGACACAAAGATTCATGGCTTAATTGCAACAGACATATTGACTAAAGGGTTTGACGTAAGTGATGTAATGATTGGCGTGTCTGCAAGGCCGTTCTCAAAGTCGCTTTCGTCACACATACAGCAACTCGGCAGGGTTCTTCGGGCGCACGAGGGCAAGGATTTTGCATTGTGGCTTGACCACGCTGGTAATTACATTCGGTTTAGGGAAGACTGGGATGACGTTTACTCCAACGGCGTAACCGAATTAAGACCATCAGGCGAGGTTGCAAAGAAAGAGCCAACAGACAAAGAGAAAGAAGATTCAACTTGCCCTAAGTGTCACGCGCTGTGGGTTGGTGGCGATTCTTGCATGTCTTGTGGTTACATTCGTTTCAAAATGTCTATGATTGAAACAGTGCCGGGGGAATTGGAAGAACTTCACGCTGCCAATAAAAAATTACATATTGACAATCAGTCCTTTTACTCGCAGCTTATCCACTACGCCAATCTCAAGGGTTATAAATCGGGTTGGGTGCATTACAAGTACAAAGAAAAGTTTAATGTTGCCCCTAGAGGACTATCGTTTACCCCAGAGCCTCCGTCTAGCGCAACATTGGGCTGGATTAAATCCCGTACTATTGCTTATGCTAAGTCACAGGCAAAAGCGGCATGAACTTTGAATCCTTTGCACAAGCCCACGGGTTAATTATCCAGAGCATCGTCATGAACAAGTGGGTGCGTGTGCCTACGATAGACCATCCGCATAAACTTAATGGTTCTTACAAATACGATGGCGATGTAGCTTTCTTGCAGAACTGGGCAATCCACGAGTCACCCGTTAGATGGGTTACTGACGCGCCCTACAAGCGCGATATAGCCAAAGACAGGGCAAAGTCCGTACAAGCCTCTAAAGAGCGCCTACAAGCCCATCAGAACGCCGCAAAGAAGGCTGCATTCATATTAAACAACTCGGCAAAGGCTTTTCACCCCTATCTTGCCAAGAAAGGATTCCCGCAAGAACAAGGCTGGGTCTGGAACGATTTGTTAATTATCCCCATGCGAATCAAAGGCAGCTTGGTAGGCGCACAATTGATACAGCCAGACGGTACAAAGAAGTTTCTTGCCGGACAGATCACAAAGGGCGCGTATGCCACGTTTGATAATAAAGGTATAGACATAGTGACTGAGGGCTATGCTACCGCCCTAAGCGTGCGTAGGGTTCTTAAAACCGCACATATCAGATACAGAATTCATGTAACGTTCGCGGCGGGGAATTTGCCAGACATTGCCAAGGAATTTCCCCAATGCGTAGTCGTGGCTGATAATGATGCTACTGGCATCAAGGTCGCACAAAAAACCGGAAGACCTTATTGGTTGTCCGGCGTGGAGGGCGAAGACTTTAATGATGCAGAGGTGCGTGGCGCGGGCGTGGACTTACTGAATTTGATTAGAGATTCTAGTAAAGACACTTGATGGCATATAAATAGCGTTGGGATTTTCCATCAACTCATTCATAACTGCATCGCACAATTCGATGGATTCTACTGGCTTGCCAATGGCATCCACCGATATCCTGACATTGCCATGACCATCATCTTCCAGATAGACGATCACGGCGTTAACCACTTGAGGTCTCAATTAACTTTTGTAAATAATGTTGCGCTTTCTTCAAGTCCTCAACGCCGCCTTTGTCTTTCCATCTGCTAACGTACTTTATGATATTTCCTTCTAAGTACCCGATATTATTAGCAATTATAAAATCCCAAGGCTGTATGGCTTTGACTGCGTAGTGTTCACCGCCTACTTGTTGTTCGTTAGCCCGTGTCACAATCTCTTTTAAGTACTCACCCTGCTTTAATACGTTGCTCATATCGGGTTCCTTAACCATGCTGCTGCCTCATCAGGGCGGGGAATAAATACTTTCTTGTTGCCTTCCATGAAAGGCTCTCTTGCATCGTCCCCGTCTCCCCATGTCCATACGTGGGAAATTTTGCCATGCTTGCTTGCTTCATAAGAGCCAATGTGAACCTTGTTGTTTGAGTACAAGCTTTTAAGCGCATTGCGTACTGCTTTTATATCTTTGCCTGTCAGTATGACTAAGGCGTTAACCGTAGCTTTGCCAACTTTTTGCAACGCCTGACCCACGGTTATGTTCTTGGGTACTACGTATTGCGGTACGTCACTCATCTTTTAATTTCCCCTCTAAATATTCAATGACACCTTTAAGCTTTATTCCTTGTGCGTATGCCAACTCTAACTCACGGCTTTCACGTGATCGTGCAGTCAATTCCTCCATCCATGACAAACGTAAATCTGCATTTTCTTTTTCTAAGTTAGCTATCTTCTTTTGAGCATAGCGTAACTGTGCCGCTAGGTTTTTAGTTGCCATCGCGCTTCCTCTGCTCTGCATACACCCCTGCACGATAACCAATCTCATAGGCTCGCTGTAGGGTCATGCTGCCTAGATCAATGCTGCCCATGTCCATCACAAAGTTAAAAGCTTTTTGCTGTGCCTCGCGGCGCACGTTATCTTCTACCCGCCAGTTTTGCTTGCGCTCAATCTCTGCAAATGCTTCGTCTTCTTCATTCATTTTGCCACTCCACTTTGTATATGCCACCATCAACACCCCAGTC